GATCCAACCTCAGCAACCGGCATACTCATATTCGCAACTCCCGTCGATCTTCGTTATGTTCCCATAGTTCGTCCATCGTGATCGTCTGCAAGGTCTTACCCTTGGGGGCGATCTCGTCCCGCATATCTGCTCGGTAGGCTACAGCAAGCATCCTGAATGCGTCTGCCGGATGGCTCGTCCAATCATGTCTCGGAGTCTGCCTAAAGGCTTTCTTGTCCTCGTCGTACTCCCGCTGGTACTGCCTGAGAGCCTCGATGCCCTCATCGCAGCGGCTATCGAACCACACCCGCGGCAAGAGCATCCTGACCGCTTGGATGCCGTCCTGAACGCTCAAGTCAGGCACGATCGCCAGATTCGGACCCAAAAACTTGCCGAGCTGCTCGACAATGCTCTTGCCGCCAGAGGCTAGAGTTTTCGCCCTGGCATCGTGCGGAAGGTAATGCTTGCCGTACCGATAGCCTTTATCGGTGACGACTTGGGCGATTTCCTCGATGCTCGCGCCGCTCACCGCGTAGTAATCCAGAACGTGGATCTCGTTGCCTAGGCATTGATAGAACCACACCGCGGTGTCGTCTCTGTAACCGAGATCCCATGCGCTGAATACCGGATGCTCTGGCTGGTATTCGACCTCGCCCACCCTAGCCTCGCGCATCTCCGAGCCGTAAAACGCCCCCAGCAGGGCTGCATCGAATGAACACTCGTACTCAGCGTCATACTGATCTTTGCTCAATTGCTGCCGCGCCGCGTCCAGTTCGACCTTCGGGAGCAGACCAGACTCGCTTGCCGGCAGTCGCAGCAGGAACCAATCCGGCGTTGACTGAGCGACCTTGTAGATATCGTGGAACTGGTTCTTCCCTTTCGGAGTCCCGCCGAACACGGCCCAGCCCATCGAACTCGACAGGGTAGGTCTGAGCACAGATCCCCAGACGCTGGGCTTGAAGTCGCCATACTCGTCGCAGTACATCCCGTCAAACCCCAGCCCTCGGATAGCGTCTGAGTTGTCAGCCCCGAACAGCCGGATCTTGGCGCCGTTGACCAGTTCGACCGTTAACTCAGACTCGTTGATGACCGCTGCGGTGGTGCTGGCGAAGTGCTTCAGGTAATCCCAAGCAACAGACTTAGCCTGGGAGCGGAAAGGGGCGACATAGGCGTAGGAAGTCATCGCGCCCTTGCCCATCAGAGCAGCCCTGAGAAGGTCACAGATCGCCGCTACGGTCTTCCCAGCCCTGCGGTGGGCTACCAGACAGGACCATCGTGCCGTCCTCGTGTGGAACGGTTTGAAGGCTTCTCTGGGGCGGTAGGGGATCAGATGTTTCACGGGGAACCTACTGCAGCCACTCAAAGGTATGGTGGATAGCGCCGCCATTCGGCCCTGTCTGCTCGGTTCGAGCCAGTTTCGGGATGTGGTATTCGATGGCTTTGAGAAACAAGTCAGCTGCCTTGCCGGGATCTTCCATCGCCACTTGCTCGAGCCAGCTTTCGAACTTCTCGACGTTCCTCTGGGCAATCAAGGCAATGGCTTCCCTTACGTCAACCGTAGTCTTGTTCGGCACACCCTGCCGAGACCCGCCTCCTGTCTTCTTTCCTTTAGCCATCGCTGTTATTCACTCTTTCCCATTAAGGGTTAGTGGTTACTCTCTTTGTGCATTGCATCAAAAGCTCTTTCGATATTTCACGCCCATCCCCGTTACCCCGCCGGTAATCGGCTGGCTCTTGGGCTTGCCAACGTAGCCTTCGACATACGGAGCGATCGACGAGGTGCTGTCTATCGGGACATTGAAAGACAATTGACCACCGCCGAACATCCCGCCCTCTTTGCCTCCACCACCGCCGCCAGAGAATTTAAGATTCCGCAAAATCTTTTCGATCTCGGTTTCTTCTTTTGCGTTTCCGAAGTTTGGCGATTTGCCGCCATAGGACTTCAGAGCGTCAACAAGACGTTGTGCATCATCCATTACTCAAAAAACTCCGCAGCTTCGTCCAGCACGACTTCTTCCACGGCTTCTTCAAATCCGCAAGTGCAAGGGCCATCATCATTAGTGGCACATTCTTCAGGATGTCCTTTTAATTGCATTTTAATCTCCGTTACTTTTTGTTTCTTGCACTAATCGCCGCGGCTTTGCTCTTCGCATCGCTTTTGCTGCTGGCTCCCCACGCCCTCAGAGCCAGAGCCAGCCTCGTCGGATCGCCATCAGGTTCAACCATCGGCCCTGGCATACCGCCCATTCTGGCTAGGAACGAAGCCCTGCGTGGGTTGTCGCCTTCCTTTACAGGAGCCTTTAGCGTTCCACCTGTTTCGGCCTTGTAACTGGCGCGACCCTTTGCATTTAACCCGCCAGCAGGGTTCTTGCCTTCCTTGCGTTGCCATGCTGCGCTCATTTCTTTGCGGTTTTTGCTGACTGCTTGAAGTCTGCCGCGGTCGGTGCGCCTTTCGTCCCGGGCTTGTTCATCTTCTCACCAGAACCGGCTTTAATCCGCTCTTGCTTGGCGTTGATGTTGGCATACAAGCCCTGCATCTTCTTCAATCCCTCATTGTGCGGCATAGCGTTTCTCCTTTCGCATCGGACCGTAAAGCATACGGTTTTTCGAGTCGTACCAATTATTTGAGTAATCGCAGAATTCGTAATACGACAGATCTGGGATGCCCAGCGTGAAGTGAGCGATCTTCGTGTCTGTGTTATCCATCTCTCCGACCAAGACGTTCCAGCAGCTCGGCAGCTCACCGATCCGCGAATCCTCCAGCCAGCCAAAACGGTGCAGATGCTCACCCGACTGCTTACTAACGTATTCCGTAGTCAACAGCCTGTTCGGGAAATGCTCGCAATTCCACAAGATCAGACTTGACCAGTTCTTGCGCGGATAACTTGCGTTGCGGCTTTCGTAGTCGCTGCCGATGAATTTTTTGGAATGCTTTGTTACGTAATTGTGTTTGACGACCTGGCAACTCAGGCTCGGATCAAACAATTCGGCAAGCTCCGCAATGTCTGCCAGCATCAGCATATCGGACGCATCGAGGTAGATTGCATGGCCCTTGAACCCGCACATCTCTGGGACAAGAAACCGCGAGTAGGTAAACGCTTTCGTTCCGTCCCTTTGCATCCCCTGCAAAGGAATGATCTGCAAGTCGATCGATGACTGCTCGATCAATGACTGACAGAAAACGTGGAAGCCGATCGCCTCCTTCGGATCGTAGCCGCAGAACACTTTCAGCACGAAAACCTCATTATTTTGTCAAACGCATCGCTTTTACCACAGTTTCTACGCCTTGGGTATCCCTGACCAACGCTTTCGCCCCTTGCCAGCTTTTAGCCCATTCCAGCTGCAAGTCGTTTTCCTTACCCTTGCCGGACTTAATTTCCACCAGCCAGGTGATCCCCTGCGTTGCCACCAGCAAGTCTGGAACCCCTTTTCCAACCGCCGCCAGAGACAAGACGCTGCACCCCAGCTTGCAGAATGCTGACACGATCAGAAGGTGGTTACTGTCTACCCGAGCCGCTCGCCGCATAGCTCCCTCGTCTTTTCCAGTAATTCCATTTCCGTGCCGTACCTAGCCTCAAATTCCCGCCGCCAGGGATGCCGACTAACCGCTTCGGGCGTGTTTATCAGCCCCCGGTGATGGATCTGGCACAGTCCCAGCACATAATCCTCACCAAGCCGTCTAGAACCGCTCAGGATGTGATGAATCTCGCAGGGACTATCTACCCCCTCACCTTTGCACACAATGCAGCCTAGATCGCGCGCAAGGGCTTGAAACGCCTTTTGCTCTTTTGTCATGGAATCATGCTTTCAGGGGCGGGTATCTTGATGCCGGCATGATGCGATGCAGCATTGAGCCAGTCGAGCCATTCTGAGAAACGTTTTTTACCGTACCGGCTCGTCCTCCTGCCGAGCATGACCATCCCGCCCTCGAGTCCTGGCGAGATCCGTGGGGAAGTCTCTCCCTCAAAAGCAGCCGTCAGGATGTCTTTCCATTCCTCGTCGGTTAGCGTGGTCATGGTCCCGTTGATGGGCCATTGCTTCTGTTTTGCCCACGCTTGCAAGATGGGCCATTGTGCCGCGTTAGCCGATGAGCTTCGCCTTTCTTCGCAGACAGGGCAAGTCATGTCAATTGCTCCAGAGGGGTTAGCAAG